ATACGCTCTAACCACCCCGTAATTTTCAGCAATTAATACAGAAGCTACTCCGTTAATTAATCCCGAACTAGGTACAACAGTAATATTATGTGTAGCTGCACCTCCAGTCTCATCTTTAATTATATAGACTTGTCCGATATTGCCCAAAATTACAGGCAAGGTAATAGTTCTAGCCACTGTAGTATCTGTCACGCCGACAATATAATCAGTAGCTACTACCGTATAATCTGTCGCCTTAGCTATCCAATTAGCGGTTCTTTGGTCTACATAAGTTTTATTTACAGCATCAGTTCCTGTGGTTGGAGTTGCTAAATCTGTTATTTTATGGATATTATTAAAACTAACATTTTTATCTGGCGTTAAGGTTATATCTATAATAGTTCCAACAGCACCGCCTCCAGTTACTGCTCCCTGTAAAGTTACAATGCCAGAAGATATGGCGTCTACATAACTCTTTGTAACCGCTGAATTGGCAGGGCTGTCTGTAGTAATTGTCGGCACTTTAACAGGAGTGCTAAAAGTTATTATCCCTGCATTATCTACAGCCAAAATATCTGTAGTAGTTGTAGTGCCTATAAAACTTTGTAATGAATATGAGCCAATTGTATCAGTAGATGTCGTGGTATGTGTCCATCTGTATCCAGACCCAGACGAAATACCGTTTTTTACTTCAAAACTATTTATTGTTGGCGAAGAAACGGTCGGTATAAACTGATTATACAAACTAAAACTAGACGATGTGTGAGTATTATCGTATATAAATTGTTGTGTATTGCCTAATATATTTAATGAAGGTTTAATACTATTTACTGTTAATGTAGTTGTCATGTTATTTATTCTCCATCATGTATATAATCCCAAAGAAATTTAAGACTAACCGCGTCTTGGCTTTCTACCGGAGTTTGTTTTAAATTAGTAATCCTATAGCCTTCCATATCTATATTACCCTCATTTACTAAATCATTAAGCTTAACTGCTTTTATATCGGTGACGTATTGTTCTGCATTTTTATAAGCCGCATATGCTGTGTTCATATTTTTTGTAATATGTCCAGTTAGCGTATGTAATTTATCTTTATAAGCAAATGAGTCATCTACTATTGTTTTCGCAGAAGCAAGGGCTCTTACAGATATTGACGCCTCTGATAAATAATAAGTAACAGCAGCTGCGTCGATCACGGCAGCAGTAAGCGCGGCGCTAGCTATAGTTTTTTCACCCGCACAAATTTCAGCTAACCTTAAAATTTCCGTTTTAATTACATTGACAATATCTAAATTGGTTGAGCTTGTACCTGCGCTTCCTGCGCTCGCTGCCGCAGAATCAGCCGCATTTTTAATAATTTGATTAAAGACTGTCAAATCTCCGTAATCTGTTCCCACAATGGCTAAGGTAAATAACCCATTATCTGTTATCTTAACTATCCCTTCCCCTAAATCTTTAATAAATTGTGCATTAGTTAATTCTAAACGCGTGTCTTCACTCCCATTGTTTAGTACAAAAGCAATGTCGGGTAACATACTGATTGGCATATTATTAGATGGAACAGCGACGCCATTCTCATCTCCCGCCAATATCATACCCGAATCACATAATATCCTCCCAGTAATAGGAGACATAAAATTATCTAATAATTTTATTGCCATATTATTTCTACCCTGTCATGTAGTAAATCATCAAGAAATTGGTGATTAATAACATCAAAATCTTCTTCAATTGATTGAGATAAATTAATAATTCTATGCCCATTTAAATCTAAATCGCCATTTTTTGGTAATTCTTGGAAACCATGATTAATTAAATTAGTTTTATAAGCCAATATCTTTTCCGCATTAGTCGTCGCATCGTGGGCATACCCATCAGTGTCCGGAGCCCACCTTACTCCGTCTTCATAATAACCTTTAATTTTATCGCCTATAGGAATAATTTTATTTAAAGCAGTTGACGCAACTGGATTCCAAACGGATGCAGCTATAGCAGCATCTCTAGACATAGTAAGAGCGGCCAATAATTTGGTTGATATTGCGAGTAGCGCAGCAGCCATCTCTACTGGGTTTACCGATGCAGCGGCTGTAACTGCTTTTTCCGTGGCAGGAGCAAACTGAGGTATTAGTAATACGATATCATCGCTGCTTTGCTTGCTCCTTTCAGCTGAGGCGGCTGCATCTGTTGCGCTTTGTTGTACTACCGGTATAGCCGCGTCAATTGTTTCTTGATTTGCATAATCTGTTCCAACAACGGCTAAGGCAAATAACCCGTTATCTATTATCTTAGCTATCCCTTCTCCTAAATCTTTAATAAATTGGGCGTTAGTTAATTCAGAACGTGTCTCTTCATTCCCATCGTTTAGTACAAAAGCAATGTCGGGTAAGACGTCAATAGGAAAGTCATTTGAAGGCATAGCTATACCGTTCTCATCTCCCGCCAATATCATACCCGAATCACATAATATCCTCCCAGTAATAGGAGACATAAAATTATCTAATAATTTTATTGCCATATTATTTCTACCCTGTCATGTAGTAAATCCCATAGAAAGGCAAAGTTAACAGCGTCAAGGTCTTCTACAGGCGATTGAGATAAATTAGTAATCCTATAATTTTTAATGTCTACATCGCCTTCGGTTGTTAATTTATTTAAGTGTAAGGGAGTTAAATACTCCTCTGCGGCTACAACCCGACTGTCTGAAAAGATTTTAAAAATACCAGCAGACGCTGCGTCCTCGCTTGCAGTTAAATGATACCCATCACCCCCGGCCTGAATGTTTATACCTTCTATCACCCCTACTAAACCAGCAGTTATAATAGAAGCTTCCTCCGCCAAGGCCCCTGCGCTCACCGCCAAGGCAGCCTCTCCATCGGCAATATTAGCAAGTTCACCCGCAGTGCCTATATCTGCTAAAGTGTCTTCTGCATCTTGCACAGCTTGTTCAGCAGCTTGGTTAGCGTCAGTTAATGCTTGATTTGCAAATCCCAAGTTATCATGGCTTGTTCCAGCGGCAGTTTCTGCATCTGTTGCGCTTTTTTGCGCCTCGGTTTTCCCCTTTTCAATAGATTCCTCATTAGCGTAATCTTCACCAGGAACAGCTATAGCAAATAAACCGTTTTCGATAACTTTAATAATACCAGGATCTAAATCATCCATAAATTGGGCATTAGGTAAACTTTGCTTAATTTCGGTTGTAGCTGTATTAAATACAAAAGCAATATCTGGTAAAATCCCCGCAGGCAATGTATCTGAAGGCATAGCTATACCATTACTATCTCCTACTAATATTTTATCTTTATCACACAATATTCTTCCAGTTACAGGTGATATAAAGTTATGTAAAACATCACATTTCATTTATTCATTCCAATTTACTTTGTTAAGCTTATCTAATAATTCATTGTACGGTAGAACCGGATTAGAATCAGGGTCAATGTAATTACCTGGAAGCCTTGGATTATGTATGATTTTAGGATCGTTTCTTGTTTTAGGAGGTTTGTTTTGTTCTTGAGGTTCATCTAAATATTGCGGACCAACAAGTAAACCTGTCCAAACTAAAGAACCACCTTGCCATTCCATTTGTTTGACTAAATCTTTATGATTAAAAACCTCTCCGGAACGATCGCATATTCCAAGGGCTGAGGGGTTGTTAATATCTATTTTTACGTTTTTTCCTTTAAAGTGATTTTCTAATCCCATTAATAATATCCTCCACCATATTCACCCCCAACATAAATAGGAAGGTGAGTTGATTCTTCTAATTGTGCTAATTCAAAAGATTCCATATAATCGCTTTTAAACATAGCTGCTGCTTGCGGATTATATTTTATTGCTAAGTTATAAGTTAAACCCGCTACTAGAGCAGGATAGAATCTTGAGGGAACTTGCACGGTATTTGTATATAATACACCAACGTCTTCAATCATTTGTTTATAAGCAAACTGTAGGCAGTTATATTGAGCGCTAGGAGCTGGCCATAGACCAAGCACGGGTGTCATGCCTCTATTTAAATAATAAGCGCTAGGACGGCCGAGAGTGTGTTTATTTGAATAGCCGAAATAATCATATCTGGTAATCTCAGATATGCCGTTATCAGTAATATTATTACAAAAATAAATTTCCTGTATATTAAGAGTAGCATTTCCTGTTTCTCTAATTCTATAAGCCCTCGCATATATTGAAACTGGTATATCAAACCATTTATTAACACCTGCGGTAAATTCCTGAGTAGGGATAGTATATAAGGTTGTCCAATTGACATTATCTATTGAACTTTCAACAACTAACGAATATGAACGCGTAACATTTGACTGAATACCAACAAAATTTATTTGTCTGGTTGCGTCTAGACCATAATCATATGAGATATTTCCGCTTGCCGCGGTTTGCTCACACGCAGTTGTAGGGTTTCCATCAAAAGCATTAATGGCTGCCCCTCCTTGGCTACTTTCAGCTGTTCCACCTAAAACACGCGTAGAAGTCCTTAAACTTACTTGCAATATATCGCTAACCGTAACAGGTAATACATATTCTCTTTGGCCGGCAATTAGAGGCAAGAAAGCATTTTGAATTGTCCAGAAATGAACACCTCGATTCATCCATTCAAGAAGCATAAAATCTATACTTCTTTTTGCCGACTCAAGTTTTTGAGGTTCAGTTAATTCTCCGAGAATACCGATTCTTTCAAAGGCTTCTCTGATGATTAATTCAACTTCAATAGACTGAAAATTAAATGTACCTGAACTCGAAGCCATTAATAAACTCTTGTTTGAAATTAGTTGTACTTAGATTTTTTCAATATTTTATCTAAAGTAAGTTTTTTCTTTGTAGTATTATTTTCATTAAGGTGATTATTTTTAGCACCGTTATTATTTTGTGTTTTATTGTTTAGGGAAGCTTTAATCGCTTCTTTCTTAGCTCTGCTATGGGGCATGATATTCCTTTATACCTGTATAAAAGTTAACGATAAGCTTTTAGCTACATCCGCTTCTACGTTCTTGACTTCAACAAGAAAAGATTTACATAAAACCATTTCCGTGTCCGGCAACTGATATTGTAATTCTGTCCCCGCCTCCTTAACAATAAATATGTTATTATTGTGAGTCGCATTACCTTTAAACGTATTGCCGTTTTGATATATATCTTCATTAACGCTAAATACTTCAGTAGTTACATTTTCTGCGGTTAATGAAGCAATACTTAAAGTATAATTTATAACAGAAGGGTTTAGATCAATTCCAATTAGAGGAAAAAACCCACAATAACCCGTGCCAACTGTTATATTGGCAGCTGCTCCATTAATAGATACAGATGTAATAACATCATAAAACTTTGTAGGATCTCCGTACACTGTTGTATTATTAGGGCCAACAATGTTTTCAGTTACTATAACGCCATTTTGCATTCCGGTAACAGTGATAGTAAGAGCACTCAAGTTAGCAGTACTAGTAATAGACACTTGTCTGATAAATCCTTTTTCTACAAAAGATACTTCGGAATTAATTACATTAGCTAAAGTACCGTTTAATTTAAGATTTGCGGCTCCAGCAGTTGATTGCACAGCGCAAACTGCTCCTGTATTACAGGCTGGCCATATACGTTTTATATATCTAGACATACATTATTCAATGTTATAATTAAAAGGTCTATTTTTTTAGGATAGACCTTATTAAAAGCAATAACTTAAACCCCTGGGGATCCAAAAATTGCACGTGAGTTAGAAGCGCCAAAACAATAACGCTCCCAAGCTTTAACTAAAATATTATTAGTTTTGAAATCCACTGTAGTATCAGTGTGAATTTCTTCTCTTTGATAATGTTTTAGTCCGTGTTCAGCATCAGTAAGAACAAACCAAGCAGTTGAAGAAGTTAAGTAAGGGAAAACTACAAAGCCACCTGGAAGATAATTACCTTGATTTAAAGCGTTGATATCGTTGTTAGCAACTTCAGGCCTAAATGCACTTAACAAGAGTCTGCGAGCAGCAAATTGTAGTTCACGAGGAACAACAACTTTCATAGGCATATTATTAGATAACATACCATTTTGCTGTGGAAACTTTTGAATGTTTATAATTGCCTGCTCAAGTCCTGCTTCACTAAAATCAACAGTTGCTCCGCCTGCGCCAAAAGCATTCGAGAATGTCCCGCCGTCTATAGGATGAGCTGTTGAGCAAAGTGGCATACCATCGCCAATAGGATTAACTGGATTAAAAGCGTTATTAAGCACGTTTGCCGCAAGTATGTTTTTAGTTGCTCTTAAAGAGTTTTTTAACGCAAGTGCTTGTTGAGGGAATTGATCCTTGTACAAGTTATCTTGCATAGCTTCTCTAGTCATTGAGAAACTTAAACCTACAGTTTTGTGTTTGTAATTGGTTACAATGCGCTGACCCATAGAATCAACAGCAAACTCAGCTCCTTCTGCTTTAATATCAGCAGGGCCTAAGAATCTCATTTCTAGATCTTGTTCAGACGCTTTAGTAGAACCAAAAGTTTTAAAGATTTGTTTATATTCGTCGTTCGGTAAATCATAGTTACCAAATATGGCTTTAATGCCGGTATTAAGTAACCTATTGATTTGAGTGGTATTTATTGTCATATATCAATATTTTTTAATGAATGTTTATAATTAAGTTTAACCAGGGGTAAATCCTGTATTTCCTTTTTTTGCAAAATGGTTATTTATGATGACCCTCACGTTTAAGAACGGTTTTACGGTCACTCCATCTGCTTCAAAAATCGAACCAAGGTTTTGCGCGTCAGGTGTAAAGCCAAGTACTTTTAAAGGAAGTGTATCTTCAGTTCTAGACGCTGCGCCAGCACTTCCTACTAAATTGAGGTAGAATGCTGATTGACCCGTAATCGTACTTCCGGCTGCTGGGTTAACAACAGTGGCTCCACCACCACCTACGCCTAAAGCAAAATTTTGTGAGAAATAAGCAAGCACAGCTGGAACGTTAGCGCCGGTTGCACTAAATCTAGCGTTATCTGGGGCGTCAGAAGCTGTTGATACTTGAATGTCATAAACAACCATCGGATCATCTATTACTAAGGCTCTGATTTTTGTGCCTGGATATACAATAGAAGATGCTGGCCAGAATGGTGAGCTAACTGTATTTTGCTGCATATCAACATATTCACAACCTGCAAACACCCCTAAGATAGAAGCTGTGTTGGCTGCAGCCGCTGCTGTGTTGGTAGGGTCATAACGTTCTATTGTTGCCCCGTATCGGACCGTTCTATTGGCCGCTGTTTTACTTAATATAACTGGATCATTAGTAAAAATGCTTGTGTTATAAGTAGTAGCGCCATCAGCGCTAGCATATATAAAATATTCATTAGTTTTTTCAGTCAAACCTGCGCTACCTAAAGACAAATATGGTTTAAGACCGAAAGGTGCGTTTACACCGTACGCCATAAAAAAACTCCTATGATGATTAAAAAAAATTAAACTTTAACAATCTTTTAAGGAGAGATTCAAAACCGAGATGCGCTTTTAAGTTGCACAGAAACTATTATTTGGAAATCTTTTAAGGAGAGATTATTGAACCTAAAATACGCTTTTAAGTTGCGCAGAAACTATAAGAAAAATGTAACTTTAACAGTTAAGTTTATTATATATTTTTTTCAGAGAAATTTGGGCGCCTTTTTTTAATACAAAAAAGTGCCCAGAGAATAATTAGGAACTCATAACCATTACGCTAACTCCGTTTGGTACAGATGAAACTGGGACGCCACTTGCATCAGCAATTGTAATAGTTACTGAAGTTGTTGCTCTACTTGTCCAATAACCATGAGTAATAACCGGAGATGTTCCCCCAGTAGTACCTATGGTAATAAAAACAGCATAATTAATAGAGGGTTGAGGGGTAGTAAAATTGATGGTATAGGAACCATCGCTACCAGTAACTGTCGCAACATTGGCTTTATTCTGAATCACTATTGTATTGCTAAGCCCAACAACTGTATCTGTAAATACACACCAAGTATTAGGAGAAGAGGTGTATAAATTTTCTTCGGTAAAAACCGTGTCTCCAATTTGGATAGACTCAATATTTGTTAGGGTGCTAGATAACGATATATTTGGATTAGCAGCAATTCCATCCCCATTAGTTACAGTTATATTGTTGCCGCCGACTATCTCCCTGGTTGTCCACGTTAATGGAGCTGTTGTCTTAATAACTGGTATTCCTGTTGTTCCAACGCTATTTAAACTAGCAAGTGATGAGGATAAGGTGAAATTAATAGTTCCGCCAGGAGGAGATATAGTACCATTACTAATAACTAAAGCATCATTAGTACTAGCAGCTGTAAAAGACACAATATCATTTGTGCCTTGAACGAAAGGTATGATACGCCATCCACCACCTTCTGTACTCGTGTCGTACAGTTTAAAGTCTATTATTTCACCAGCTTCTACTGTATATAAATGTTCAGGCACTTCACTATTAATAAAAATATCAAATGTGAATTGTGACAGATTGTTGAATATAAGATCTGTGCCTTGAGAGGCTAACATCGCATTTGGCAGGGTAATAATATGATCTGCTGCATTAGGAATTATTTCATTATACCCAGCAACAGCGATGCTACCAACTGTAAAAGAATTAGGCCATGATAAAACGATATCATCAGTTAATTCTATTAGCTGATATGAAGTTTGACTAGGAAATACGGGCGTCCCGTCTGAAATACTATAAGCCATAGTTAGAACCCATTTATTGGCTGGAATGTTGTTGCGTTTTCATAACCGTCAGTCACGCCTCTCAGCGATCTAATTTTTAATTGATTAGTCTCGTTTAGTTTAGCAATGTCCCTTTTTGTATATACATTTGGTCTTTCCATCAGAACTGTATCTTTAGCTGTAAAATACTTTGAAGATACTTCGTCGCCACTTATAAAATCTAAGCGATATTTATTTGGTACACGCTCAAGTGGTATTGGTTCATATCCTCTTCTTATTGCCATTTCAAATTGATTATCTCGCTCATTACCAACTCTGTATCTTACCCAGCGACAATCGTAGCCTTCTCTTCTTACTTCATGAGGTATATCTAATAAACTTACATAATCAGTATCAAACATTTCTCTTGCTTCTAAATCTCTTGTTTGCGCGTCTCTTGTTTCTAAGTCTCTTGATTGCGCTCCTCTTATTTCCGCGTCTCTTGTTTCCGCGTCTCTTGTGTTTCTTGTCATATTATGCTCTCACTTTTTTTAAATCTGCTATTTTAAATCTTAACCAATCTTTTTCACTTACCCCTGAGCTATAAGCCATTTGCTTTTCTTCTGGCGTAAGAATTACTCTTTCATTTGTACTTCTTGAAGCTGTTAAATTATTTGCCTGAGGATTTCTTACTCCCCCAATATAATTAGCGGTTTCTCTATTCTTTTGAGTCTTCTTTGAAGCGTCCTGTAACCCGTAAATATAATTATCAATAGTCTCAAAATACTCATCTGAGAAATAAGCATCACCTTGATTGTTTCTCTGAAGATTTGTGTCAAGTTGATTAACGAAATTGGTTACTTGTTTAGTTAATCTTGGATCATAATTACTTGATTCAGGGTTCAGATAAGGATGAGAACTGATCCAATCTTCAGCTATTTCACGTTTTATGCTATCATAATCATTTGCATCTTCTTGATATACTGGCGCTTCTTGTTTAGTGGCGTAAGGCGTATTATTTTTGGATAGTTTCTCAAGCTCATTTACAACTTGTAAAGCTTTATAAAACTTTTCATCCGCCTCCATAAACGCGTCAGTATTTCCCTCTTCAAGCGCTCTCTTTTTACTTTCTTTAGCTTTTTCTAAATCTGAATAAGCGCTTTTACCATAATGAAAAGTTCCTGCGTTTAGCGCTTCATTTAACATTTGCTCAAGTTTTTCAGCTTTTTCTAAAGCCGCATCTCTCTGAGCTAACGCTTGGAAAGCACGTTTTTTTTGCTTCCACAAAGGGTCTTCTTTTTTTAACTTCTGAGGTTCTTCCTGAGTGTTTTCTTCTTCCTCATGAGGCTCATCATTTTCAGAATTGTCTGATTCAGAATCGTTTAAATTCTCATCTTTATCTTGCTCCTCTTCTAATATTTCTTCTTCTTGTGGCTCGAAGTTTTTAAGTTCGTCCATGGCTTTTTTTAGTTCATCAAAACCAGTAGTATCGTTTGTCAGATCTTGATCTTGTATTTCAGAAGTTTGTAGTGTAGACATATATAATCTTTCTTTTTGTTAAATAACATTGACATTAGAAATGTAAGTAAACATCTTTGTATGGTTGGAGCCGCGAAGATGTTTACTGTTCTTTTATGCTTTAATTCGACTAATAGTTCTTGGATCTTTCACAGTTCCAAAAATCTTGTGTTCGGTTATATAAATTGACGACATGTTGTTATGCGTAAATGAATGGCCGCTAGCACGCGCAAATTGAATCCAGTCGCCCACTTTACAATATTCTTTTGTATGCTTATAAAGCTCTTCATCTTTATAAACTCCGCGCGCAAATTTAATCACCAGCCCTGTTAAATTAGTAAACTTAGCATCTTCATTAAGTTTTTCAATTTGGCTTTCTGGAAGTAAAATCGAGCCTATCTTTGTCACCTTTTTTGGGACAAATAATCTAACTAAAATTTGATAACCTTGTGGCGTAACTCCGTCATATTTAGCTATTTCTTCTTCTAGAGAATAGTTTTCAAAATCTATACCTGGATCGTCTGTGTTAATTTCACTGTTAAAATTCATTTTCTTTTGCACTCCTTTTAAAAATATCGTTACAAATCTCAATTGCAATTTCCAAACCTTTGATCTGCCCTATACCAAATTTATAAGCAGCAAAGTCCGTTATATGGCCAGATAACAAATCAAGTTCGGCGTTTTGTTTAGTTTTATTTAATTCATTCATTAAATTGACAAATACGGTCATATCGCTCTAGTAATAACTGTCTTTCTCGCCTTCTTAGGTTGCCCTGTAACTGTTGCTTGATGCAGACGAACCTTAGCAACGCCTCCCAAAGCAAATCTTTGTACAGGTTGTTTGCTATTAGCATGACCCGCATGAGCCATAAGATCTTCTGCTAGCTTCTCGATAGCGTCTTTTGTTTTTTTAGTACTCATTGTTAACTCCATGTTTTATTAGTTCTGTTTCTGATTTTAATTCGGCTATATCTTCATTAGATTCAATTTTAGCTTTTTCTTTTTCGAAATCTAATTGAGCCTTAAAGATATCTGTTTCTGTTTTTTGGGTTGCTATTCTCTCCTTAGCAGCTGTTTCTTCAGCTTTTTGCTGAATATCTGCCATAAGTAAAGCATTCTGATTTATTTCTTCTTCTTGACCTACTTGAGTTGCCCCTGTCTCTTCCAATCTTTCAGCAAGCGCAAGAGCAATAGCATTTTGAACTTCTGGATCCTGAATTTGGTCTAGCGGCGGTAATTCAACACCTAATAACTGTTGCATTTCTATGTAATATTGAAAAGCTTGATGCTCTGTTATTAGCGCTTGCAAAGCTCCCATAAACTTTTCATTCTCTTGGAACTCCGGTCTTTTAGCAGCTACGGCAAGGCATAAAATATGAGCGGCATGATTTTGACTTATCTCTGCTTTTACTGGTTTACCAAGCAGAACATTCATAATCTCAGATACAGGATTGACTGGTAATATTTCTTCTTCTTTTGGCTCTGGCTTAAGGATTTTTTCAATATCTTTATCGTCTACTCCTTGCGCTTGAAAATACATTCTGTTTATTTCCCGCATGTTATACATCTCAGGGAATTGCTGAGCTGTTGCCATCATTGCTTCAGCCTTCATTATCCTTTGAGTATTGGAGTTAACAGAAGGATCTGAAATTGGTATAATCTCAACTTCATCTATAAAGTCCTGATTAGTTATATTTTCAGTTTGATCGCCAAAATTAAAGCTTTCTTCTTCTAAAGTATCTTTGAGAATTTGATCAATTAATTGTAGTTCTTGCGATAACGAAACATGAATTGACCTAAATACGGCTGACTGAATCCTATTGTTGTCTTCAATCATTGCTATAGCTGTGCCAGTTGCGATCGGCGCTTTAGAATCAAGCATCCCGAGTTCGCTTGTAGAACCAAGTCTTTCAGTTTGGTCTATTATCCCTAGCATCATTTCTCTGTAAAAACCAGAAGGCTCAGAATAAGGGAACGGCATAAAAGCTTGTGCAAGTGGTACATTGCCAGAATCTACTTCTATAAATTCACCTGGACCCGCAATAAGCTCGTTATTTTGATTGTTTGTAGGTCTTAAACCTTTAGCTCTTAGCCCGCCAGGGAAATTCTTTAACGCTGCTGCGTCTAATTGTTGTCTAAGAATTCTTGTCAACGTAATTGCATTTGACCCGAGTAGATGCGCAAGACCAAGGCCATAAATACCAAAGCCTTGTATATAGTTATATTGAACAAAGTAATTTACTCTTTCTTTATCCTCATCATCTTCTTTCCAATTTCTTCTGATCGACAAAACTTCTTTCGTTATCTCGTCAATAGTAACAATATACGGGAGAGGTATTTCATTTTGAGTGTCTATTTCATTATAAAAGTCATTGAAATCATCTAGGTTTAAATATGTGTGAACTTCATAAATAGTAAACAACGAACGTTTAGTATACGCATCTAAATCAACTTCGTGTTTGTCTTTATTCTCTTCACGAGAGTCAGATGAATCAGTACTATATGAACTTTTAAGATAAGGCAGTTCTACTTCACGATAAATATTATTTTGTTGATTAAGTAGAATCTCTCTTTTTGAAAGATGTAAAACGTGAGTTAATCTATTAGACTCTAAAATAGAAGTACAATCATTATCGATAATAAAGTTCTCAGGCATTATAAAACGGCTTAATGGCTTTCTTTTTATAGGATCGTAGTATACTTTTTTAAAAGCACTCCCATACAAACCTAAATACAATAAGAACCTTTCTGAATCAGAATAATAAGGTTTATCAACTATAGTTAAATAATAGTTTAGATAATCCCTTCTCTTTCTAGCTATTTTATCAATTTCTTCATTAGATTGCCCTTTAACTCTATAACCCGCAGGACCAGATTGTGGTAGTAACTCTGCACGAATAGTAGAGTAAAATCTAATTAAAGCAGTAGCAAAAGTTGAGTCATATGTTCTGGTAGCTAGCTTGAAAGGTAATTTCTCAGTATCTTCTAAAGAGAATCCTAAGTATTTTTCAGCTTTTTTAACAGCGTCAATCCAAGGTTTGCGAGCAGTTATATCTTCATCAATAGCATTTAAAAGGAAAGCAGAAAGTTTCTTTCTAGAATCCTCAGGCATATTAACGGCAAGATTTTCATGAAACAAACCAGATGATTCATCGATTTCATCAAACTCCGGACCTATTTCATATACACTTGAACCATCTTCTAATAATTCGACTTCTCGTATATCTTTATCTGCAATCTTCACTAAGTATTTCTTATTGTTTTACATATAAAAGTATTATACCAAATTCAATAAAAAATAGGTGAAACTAAATTTAAAAGGTTAAGGAGTTTTAAGCGCTTTGTTATGTGCTATTTTTGGCTTTAATATACTACTATATCTCGCTCGTAATCATTGCCTATAGGCCTTTCATCTCTTGGATTTAAGAGGAATTGTCCGTCTCTTAATTTAAGTAGCGCTTGAGTCATTGTATCTACTAGATCTCTAGATTCAGCGTTTGGGAAACATGCTACTGATTCTAGGAATTCATCTGCATAAGGTAATAAGGTGTCATATGTCTGTGGTTTTGCCGGCAACCAGACTCTCCCCCCTTCTATTAAAGGAGTAACCAAACGAACTCTTTGGATTTTATCACCATGTTTAGTAGGGTTAAAACCAATAGCTCTTATTCCCGCTCTATATAAATCTGCTATTAAAGGATCTCCTGAAGCCTTTGCTTCGACTAAACATAAATCAACATTTCTTCCTTTGAATATTGGATTGGTTTGTTTGCCTGTATCACGATAATCAAAATACAACCTCTTTACCATTTCTCTAAGTTCAGGATATTCTAATCTCCCTCGCCACATAGATAATAATATTAAGTTTTCAATTTGGTTATGATCATAAAAAACGCCCCAAGTGGTGCATGCTGAGTACGCGGACATTTCTTTAGCAGTAAGCGCAGTGTCCCAAGATTGAACGACGAACTCAATATCAGGTGGAATACTGTCCTTCCACCACTGAAACCAATCCTTTTTAATAATACCGCCTGAAGCGGGGCTTGGCCTTTGTTGTAACTGACCGGATATTGCGTATTGCGTTCCAAGCGCTGCTTTTAAACTTTGTAAATCTTTTTCATTTATTCTTTCTGGCCAAAGAAGCTGACCATCTTTTGCTCTAGGATCTTCCCAAACCTTTCCTTGTGTTGTTGGCAGGATTATTGTTTTGGATTTTCTTTTCTCTTCAAACTCCATTGGTAATATTAATTTAGTCCATTCGTTTAAATCGTCATGTCCTAATATAAAACCAGAAATATCTCTTTCATGAATTCTTTGTTGCACTACGATTCGGCAATCGTTTTTCTTGTCATTTAAACGAGTTGACCATACCTGAGTCCACCAGTCTAATTTTCTTTCTCTAAGAACCTCACTCTCTCCGTCCAGCGCATTATTCGGATCGTCTACAATTAACATGCTTCCACCTTCTCCGGTAGCAGCGCTTCCTGCTGATGTTGCTATACGGTATCCTTTCTCGGTATTATCAAATCTTCCTTTGGTATTTTGGTCCCCTTCTATTTTGAAATAGTGCCCCCATCTCTCTTGGTACCAAGGAGAAAGTATTAATCTTCGACATTTTATTGAATCACGGAGAGCAAGAGATAATGCATAAGAGGCATACATAAACCTTTCTTTAGCATTATGTAGCCAGCACCAAGCGGGGAATGCCACAGATATAATAGTAGACTTGCTACAGCGTGGTGGTATGTTGATAAGAAGATTTTTTATTTTTCTATTCGCGACAGCTTCTAGATGTTCGCAAATTGCTTGGATATGCCATCCTTCAGTAAATTTGGAATCTCCCCCTTCAATATAAGGCCAAGCCTGTTTAAGAAATTCATAAAGAGAGGATTCCGCTTTTAAAACGCTTTGATGATATTTTAAATCATCGATGTTGATATTTTTTAATAAACTTTTATTCATTAAATAAATTAAATGTTTTAGGTGGAGTTATTACGGCCTGGCGGTATATTTATCAGAGGATTTTTTATTTTTCTATTTGCGACAGC